AAGTTCATCACCACTTCGCTTACGGGCGAAGTGGATGAACGGGGAAAGCGCCAAGCGGAATACCTCACGATTCACGAACCTCTTACTAAAACTAAATGGCAACAGCATTTAGATGGTAAAACAAGAATCGGATTACGACCAGAAAATAAAGACAAAGTTAAATGGGGGTGCATTGATGTAGACCCTACTACCTATAAAAATTATTCACAAAAAAAATATGTTGATATTATAAAAGAATATCAACTTCCTTTAGTTGCTGTTAAATCTAAATCAGGAGGACTTCATCTCTTTTTATTTTTAAAAGATTGGGCAAGCGTTGAAGATGTAAGAAAAAAATTAGACGAATGGAATGACACTTTCTTTATGGCTAATGAAGTATTTCCAATGAATAAAGCAGTAACAATGCCATACTACAAGATGAACGCAACAATAGAATTTGCCTTTGATGATAATTCAAATCCATTGATGATAGGAGCATTCCTAGATCTAGCAGAAGAAAGAAGGTTAACAGTAAAAGAACTGTACAATTTAAAAACCAATGCATATGAGCCAGAAGCCGATTGGCAACACTATCCTCCTTGCGTTCAAAAACTTATAACAGACCCTTGGCCATCAAACAATCGCAATAATTTCCTTTTTAATATTATGGTTCTTGAGAATAAAAAACCGATGGTAATTTAGATTTAAAAACTTTTCAAGACATTGCAATACAAAGAAACAAACAATGTTTTGTTAAACCTTTAAGTATGAATGAGGCAAAAGCCGTAGCTAAATCCGTCAAACAGAGTGGCTATCATTTTAAATGTCCCCCTAAACATCAGGAACTCTCTCCAATTTGTAATAAAGAATTATGTAAACTTCGTAAATTAGGAATTGGTCCACAAGTTCCCGACATTATGGATGAATTTGAGGATGTAATTTATACTCGAGATTCTAAAACTATTTATTTCAGCTTCACCTACAAAGATCAACGAATCACGGTGGAACCGGAGGATATGAGAGATGAAAAAACCTGGAGAGTTAAGCTATTGAAGTATGGACTATTCTGGATGACTCTTCCCAAAAGTCGTCGAGGCCCACCTTTATTTGAGTTAATGCTGCAAGAACTTACTAAAAGAGCCAATGAAAATGAACAAGCTAAATACACCGATACAATAGAAGAAGAAAAATATGATGTTCTTAAAGCATTCTTTGAACAAACTATCGAACAAGACGATTTTGAAAAATTAAAAGATGGATATGTAGTGTTAGATTCTAAAACTAATATCTGTTATTTTAAAAGAAGTACTTTAAACAATTGGTTATCTAGACCAGGAAATAAAAAATTTAAAAGTACCATGGAAGCCTTTCAATTATTAGGTTGCAAAAGACATGACTATTTTGAGGGAGTACAGAACGTTTGGTATGTGACAATGCCTGAATTTGTAAAACATGTTAATATAAAGCCTATGACAAAAACAACAAAGACAACGGAATTGGATGATGAATATCACACAGGAAAATTCAGAACTACAGAATCTAAAAAGACTATACCACAAGACAATTAAAATCTTTGGGCCGCCAGGAACAGGAAAAACTCACACGTTAGTGGAAAGAGTATTAAAAAGATATTTACAAAAAGGAATACCCCCTGACCAGATTGCTTTCATTTCCTTTACTAATAAGGCAGTTAACACTGCGGTTGAAAGAGCACTAGCAGCTTTTCCTCAATACACCACTAAAGATTTTGAAAGATTTAAAACATTACATAAATATTGTCGAAGATATTTTGAAGAAGAAGTATTCGATCCTAAAGATTGTATGATTGATTTTGCTCTTCAAACTAAAATTGTTAAAGAAAGTGATAAAAGATTAGCAGACGATAATTTTACTTATAAAGATTGGTCTCTTTCTATTTATAGTAAAGCTAGAAATATGCTTATTAACCCCACCGAAATTTATAAAAAAGAATCTTATCAGAAAGACTCATTAGACGTTTTTATAAGGAAGATCAAAACTTACGAACATTACAAACGCTCAGGAGGNGAAAGACCCTTNATTGATTTTGATGATATGATTGAAAGAGCTATTGATGAAGTAGAATTTCCTCCTTTAAAAGTTTTGATTCTAGATGAATCCCAAGATTGTACTCCCCTACAATGGTCAGTCATATATAAAATGGCAGCCAATATTGATAGAATTTATCTAGCAGGGGATGACGATCAAGGAATATATAAATGGAATGGTGCTGATCCAAAATACTTTACTACTTTTTTTCCAGGGCGCAAAGTAAAGCTGAGAAAGACAAAGCGGTTTGGCGAAGCAGTTCATCACTTCTCTCAAATTATTAGAAGAGGAATTTTAGATAGCGAAGAAAAAGAGTATGAATATGAAGATAAAGAAGGGTATGTAAAAAGATATTTAAATTTTAAAGAAATTCCTTTTTCCGAACTAGAGGGAACTTGGTATATCCTAGGACGAATCAATAAAACTGTAAATGAATTAAGAATGATTGCTAAGGATGCAGGTCTTTACTTTGCCGACAATGAAGGTAATAAGTGTTTTGATCCCACACAATGGGAAGCTATTAAAGCCTGGACTCGAATATCAAAGGGGAAAAAAATTGATAAAAGACAAGCTCGAAAAATGTACAAATATATTAGGGAAGTAAAAGACCCTGCGTATAGAACAGATAAATTTTGGAGATCTGAACCAGATTTTAGGGAATATAACTTTGAATCCTTACTAGAATGGTCAGGATTAGATTTATCTAAGGCTGCTCAAAAGAAACAATGGTGGTGGGTTCTGCGAAGAAATTTTACTCCGAGACAAATTATATATTTTTTAAGATTGTTAAAAAGATATGGACAGCAACAGTTAGATGAAGAACCTCAGATTATTATAGACACCATTCATTCAGTCAAAGGGGGAGAAGCTAATCATGTGGTGCTTTATGGAAAAGGAAATTTCCCTTCTAATTATAAAAGTAAAAATAAGCAAGAAAAAATTGATGAAAAAAAAGTATGGTATACAGGCGCAACTCGTGCTAAAAACACCATTCATTTATTAGGCACGGATTATAAATATAATTATCCGTTAGGAGGAGATTATTTAGTATATGTTCAGGAAACCCAGAGATAAAAACTATTACACTTGTTTAAAAGAGATGATAAAAAAAATAAAAAAAGAAACTGGATGGACAGATATTCTAAAAATAACAGAAGAGGCTCACATTAGATTGAAAGTAAAAAAGCGTGTTGAAAAAAAGCCATGAAAAAATTAAAAATGGATATATTATTATGGATTCAAGGCTGGTCGGGTCAACTTAATTCATGGGCCTGGACTGAATGGGATAGACTTCATCGAGAGGACTGGAAATGAATCGTATATTTATAGTTATTTTTAGCTGTTTAGGTTTGATAGTTTTATTATCTCTCTATATGCTAGTGGTGGTTCTATGAGTCATAAAGATATGTTTAAAGGAGTGACCTACGAATCTTTGGATAAACAAGTTGACGGAACTCACTATAAAGGTTTTAAGATTGAACCTGCTCAGTTCATTTCAGAAAATCATTTAGAATGGGCAGAAGGAGAAGCTATTAAATACATTTGTAGACACAAACTTAAAGGAAAAGAAAAAAGTATTGATAAAGCAATTCATTGCTTAGAAATAATTAAAGAAAGAGATTATTCATGAGCTTACAGCTTTCTATGAATTTTAAAAAACACATTTGGTCTTGCCCTGCAGAATATAAAGATCTCTCCCATGCAAAAGAAATAGCAATTGATTTAGAAACTCGTGATGAAGGAATTGGTTCTGGCCAGGGGGCGGGTTGGGCAACNGGTAATGGAAACATTATTGGATTCGCTGTAGCCACCGAAGGTTGGCANGGNTATTANCCNTTNAANCATTTTGGAGGAGGTAACATGATTCCTNCTCAAGTTAAAAAATATATAAAAGATGTATGTGCCTTACCGTGCACTAAAATATTTCACAACGCTCAATATGACATAGGATGGCTAGAACAAGAAGGCTATAAAATTAATGGAGAGATTATTGATACGATGATTGCTGCAGCCATTGTCGATGAGAACCGATGGTCTTACTCTTTGAATACTTTGTCCAAAGATTACCTGGGGGAAATTAAAGCAGAAACAGATTTAATTATTGCAGCTAAAGAACACGGCGTAGATCCCAAAGGCGAAATGTGGAAACTCCCTGCAGAGTATGTCGGATTTTACGCTGAACAAGATGCACGACTCACGTACCTGTTATGGCAGCAACTTAAAAAAGAAATTGTTCAACAAAGTTTGGGAACGATTTGGGAACTGGAATCTAGCTTACTCCCAGTATTAATAAAAATGCGTCAAAGAGGTGTACGAGTGAAGGTAGAACAAGCTGAATCGTTACGATCAAAAATGCGACTCCAAGAAAAAGAACTACTAAAGGAAATAAAAAAAGAAGCAGGGTTAGAAGTAGATATCTGGGCAGCACGCCAAATCGCAACAGCTTTTGATAAACTGAAGATAGACTACCCACGGACTGCCAAAACACACGAGCCATCATTCACTCAAAACTGGCTGATTAATTGTAGACATAAAATTGCTAAACTTATTGTAAAGACACGTGAAATAAATAAATTTCACAATACCTTCTTATCTTCTATCATGAAGTACCAGGTCAAGGGAAGAATCCATGCTGAAATAAATCAATTAAGATCCGACAACGGAGGAACCGTCTCAGGAAGACTCTCAATGTCCCATCCTAATCTCCAACAGGTACCAGCACGAAACAAAGAGTTTGGCCCGATGATTCGGTCTCTGTTCATAGCAGAAGAAGACCACCAGTGGGGTAGCTTTGATTATTCACAGCAAGAACCACGGATGACGGTTCACTACGCCTCTTCCATTGGAAATGGATATGAAGGAAGCCGGGATCTAGTTAAAGCTTATCATGAAGCTAGCGCAGACTTTCACCAAACGGTCGCAGATCTGGTAGGAATAGAAAGAACTCAGGCTAAGACTATAGGATTAGGCTTAATGTATGGAATGGGAAAGAATAAACTAGCTAATTCGCTAGGATTATCAAAAGAAGAAGCGCAGCTATTAATATCAAAATATAATAGAAAAGTGCCTTTTGTAAAATTATTATCTGATAGGTGCATGCAGACTGCAAGCGAAAAAGGTGTTATAAGAACGAAGAAAGGTAGAAAATGCAGGTTTAATTTATGGGAACCTAGAGATTTTGGACTCCACAATGCTGAAACATTTGAGAATGCCGTGGCCAAGTATGGAAGAGACAATATAAAAAGAGCTTATACATACAAAGCACTCAACCGTTTGATTCAAGGCTCTTCTGCCGATCAGACTAAACAGGCAATGCTGGCTTGTGCCGATGCTGGTCATATTCCTATCTTACAGATTCATGATGAATTATGTTTTAATATTAAAGATAAA